GTACAAGTGCAAATACGGTCACTTTGATTGTTTTACAATTAAACAAGAAGATGCACACAGACTGAAAGATATGTGTGAAAAATATATAGAATCATGGAATAAATTTGTTGAAAGAAACACCCCAGACAAAGGAGGAGAGGAATGATATGGAAGCAATAAAGACAAAAGATACCAATTGTGTATATGCGGAAGATCAGGATGAATATTTATCCCTTCCTGTTCATAAATCAAATGATGGGATTGTTACTTCATGTTGGAAACTGTCATTGCGGGAAAGGATCAAGATCTTGTTATTCGGGAAACTATATCTTCAGATGCTTACATTCAATAATCCATTGCAACCCGTGAGATTAGATGTTTGCAATCCTGTAGACACCCCAGACAAAGGAGGAGAGTGAGATGTATGGAGTAGACATAACCCATTATGATCATCGTTGTGCACAATGTAAGAAAAAATTTAAACACGGGGATAAAATAATAAGTGCTGGCAAGGGTATGGTGCATATAGAATGCGAATATAAATATGAATCTAAACCCCATAAAAGGAAATGAAATGGAAAGAACAAGAAACAGACCTCAAATATCTAAGAAAGCAATTAAAGAAGCAAGGGATGAAATATATCAAAAGACATTATCTGCATTTCAACAAAAGGGTTGGGGGAGTTTAGCAAGCATTCATGAATTGTCAGGAGTTTTAAAAGAAGAGTATGATGAAGTATCTGATGAAATCCATGCAAGTAATTATCCTATGCTCATAGAAGAGTTGAAGGATTTAGCTGTAGCGTGTTTATTTGGGATTGCTTGCATAAAAAGTAAAACAATGGATTGGTAAAAAGAATAAAAAAATAAATAAAGGGAAATGAAATGAATATGGAAATAAAAACATTGGTATTGAATGATGAGATAGAAAAAATTCAAAAGGCTGTATCAACAGGAAATTACAAGGAAGCATATATGGTTCTAAAACATATGACGGTTTTGTACCTATCTGTAGCATCAAGAAAGATAGTGTCTACCAAAGAGGATCGGGAGGCATGTGCAAGAGAAATGAATAATAAATTAATGAATATAAAAGAATAAAATAAATAAAAAATAATTCCACCATCCAAACCATCCCCCTAATAAGAAATATATAAATATATTTCTAATAGACCAACCACTCCTAAATTGAATCATAAAAATAATTAAATTTTTTTCCTTTACTTGTGTAGAAAATAAGGTATAATACTTTATGTTAATGAATGTGAAAATGCCTGAGTGGTCATGTTTGTGAGGCAGTGAATGAAAAAAGTTGTAATCAGAAAAAGATCTGAAACACCCAAACCACGTCAACAATCATATCAATCACGCACATCCCCAGCACGAATAATCAAAGCCATCCCGGGAACAGGTGGTGTAACCAAACTTATTGCAGCACGATTAGGTGTTTCATACTCCGGTGCATATGCAGCTTTGAAAAGAGATGATCCAGATATCCAGCTTGCGCTTGAGATTGAAAGAGAAAGAATTGCTGACATTGCTGAAATCACGATCCGGGAAATGATGGGTCAAAGAATGGATTTTGGTACTGCTGCCCGGACTGCTAGATGGTTGTTAGAGAGAAAACATTCAGATCGTGGTTATAAGGATAAAACAGAGGTAACATTACAGGGAGGGAACAGGCCAATCCAAATTGAAGGCAAAAACCTTGTTGCTATTGCTCAATTAGATTTACCATTAGAGGTTCGCAAGGCTTTATTGGATGCAATTGAGAAGAAAGAGGAAGAAGAGGACAAGGAAGAGGAATGACCACAGCTACACAGATGGTATCTAAAAATGATCTGAGAGCTTCCATACTTAAAGACTCATTTGTGGACTTTGTTCAATATTATTGGGATGTGGTTGTTCCTGAAGAACTAATATGGGGTTGGCATATGGGGGTGATCTGTGAAGAAAAACAAAGGGTTGCTGAAAGAGTATTTGCAGGACTGCCCAAGTTATATGACCTGTTAATAAATGTTCCCCCCGGATCATCCAAATCAACCATCTGTTCAATAATGTTTGGGCCTTGGGTATGGACAAGGATGCCTACTGCCAGATTGATAAATGGATCATATTCATATCCGTTGGCTCTGGAATTAAGCAGGAAATCACGTGATGTTATTTTATCAGAGAAATATCAGGAACTATTCCCAATCCAATTAAGACAGGATCAGAATGCTAAAGGATATTTTGCGAATACAGCAGGAGGATATAGATTCAGTACATCAACAGGAGGTTCTGTTACTGGGTTTCATGGGCATTTCATAGATGTGGATGATCCGTTGAATCCGGTGGAAGCAGTCAGTGAAGTTGAATTAAAAAGTGCTAATGATTGGATGGGCAGAACGTTATCCACTAGAAAAGTTGATAAAATGGTAACCCCAACAACATTAATCATGCAAAGACTAGAAGAAGCAGATCCAGCAGGTGTTTGGTTGGAAGAAAAAGAGGGTATTACTATCAGGCATATAAATCTGCCAGCAGAGATCAATGAAAAGAATGAGAAGGACGTAAGGCCACGAATTTTAAAAAATCGTTATACGGATGACCCTGACCAACTAGGCAGTAAGCTATTAGACCCTAAGAGGATGCCCCGGTCAGCACTAAAAGAATCAATGGCGAAATTGCTTGAGTATGGATATGCTGGTCAGTTCCTGCAGACACCAGTTCCACCAGAAGGAGGAATGTTCAAGATTGAAAGACTTCATATTGATACACCTCCAACCTCAGCAAGACAATGGTTACATAAATGCAGGTTTTGGGATAAGGCCGGAACAGCAGATGGTGGTGCGTATACAGTGGGATTATTAATGGGGGAGGATACTGATCATAGATTTTGGATATTGGATGTGATAAGACTGCAGTTGGATTCTGGAGAAAGGGAAAAGCTGATAAAACTAACAACTCAAATGGATGGTGGATCAGTGATTGTTGGAGTAGAACAGGAACCGGGATCAGGAGGAAAAGAATCAGCAGAGAATACTGTGAGAAATTTAGCTGGGTATATTGTTGATGTTAATAGACCCACAGGAAAGAAGGAAGTCAGAGCATTACCATTCTCTAGTCAAGTGAATATTGGTAATGTATGGATAGCAAAAGCAGAATGGAACAAAACATATTTAAATGAATTGATATTATTCCCACGAAGCAAATTCAAGGATCAGGTGGATGCTAGTAGTGGTGCATTCTCTGTCTTGACCTTCCCTGGTGGGAGAATAGGAGTTATCTAATGAATAAAAAAGTAACAGTAACACGAAAAATACCAGCAGATGATTTTTCACCTCATGATAAAGCTAGTATGGTGGAAATGATGGCCACAGAAAGTCTGACCAGAGCAAACTTATTGAATAAACTACTAGACACACGAAGGGATATTGATGATGAGTGTGGTTATCCAAAGGTATTGACAACCGCACAATATAAGTTCATGTATGATAGGGAAGGGGTAGCAACCCGGGTGGTAAATCTATTTCCAGAAGAGAGTTGGTCAGAAGATCCGGAAATCATAGAGAATGAAGAATCAGATGACAGCGATTTTGAGAAAGCATGGAAAGAGGTTGAGAGGGAACGCAAGATATTTTCCTATATGATGAAAATAGACAGGCTCAGTGGTATTGGGAGATTTGGGGTATTGTTATTGGGAATGAATGATGGGAAAAAACTATCAGAACCAGTTGATGGTATAGATGAGAAAGGAGAAAAAACAGGAACAGCAGCATTGGAATTATTATACCTGAGAGTTTTTGATGAATCATTGGTAAGAATAAAAACAACGGAAAAGGATGCCAGCAATCCCAGATTTGGTCAGCCAACTTCTTATAGCATAACATTTGAAACCATTTCAACAAATAGAGATAATGAAGGGGAGGCAATCCAAAGCACTTCTCAGGAACAATTGGTTCATTGGAGCCGGGTGATTCATATAGCTGACAATAGAGAAAGTTCAGAAATATATGGTGTTCCTAGAATGCAAACATTGTACAATAGACTTTATGATATAAGAAAGATTGCCGGAGGATCAGGGGAAATGTTTTGGAAAGGTGGATTTCCCGGGTACAGCTTTGAAATGGATCCACAATCAAGGGTAATGACCCCTGATGAGAAAACAGAATTGACAACCACCCTTGCAAGCTGGATGAATGGGTTGCAAAGATATATAACAACTCAGGGAATTAAGGTAAACAGTCTGAATCCACAGGTAGCAGATCCCAAAGCTCATATAGATGTCCAGTTGGAGATTATAGCAATTGCTTTAGGAGTGCCCAAGAGGATATTCATGGGCTCTGAGCAAGCTAAATTGGCCTCATCAAAGGATACAGAAAGTTGGAACAAACGAATTGCAAAAAGACAGAAGAAATATGTTTCACCATATATCATTAGGCCTATTATTGATAGATTGATTGCGTTTGGAGTGCTTCCTGAGGTTAAAAAGTATGATATTGAATGGCATGATCTGGACACACCTTCAGATATGGACAAAGCTGAAGTGTTTAATAAACGGATGGAAGCCTATTCCAAGTATATAGGTGGAGGAGTTGATGCTTTGATTCCTGAAGAAATTTTCTTCAAGATGATTGTGGGATTAAATGCTGATGAGATTAAAGAGATTATGGATGCTGCAGAAAAGAGGGAAAAAGAGATGGAAGGGGAAGATGAGGAACTGAGAGCAAAATATGAGGAAGAGGATGCCAAGGCTATGGATGATGAAGCAAAAAGACAGAAAAGAATACAGGCAAAGTTGGATGCTGATGAGAGAGCAGCGCAATAATGGTTAGTGCACTTAGATTAGACCCAACCAGAACCATAACATTGCGCAGACAGTACGTTGCAGAGATGCGGAGGAGGTTCAACAAGGTTCAGAGGTTAACAACCCAGCTGATAATGGAACAGGATGTATTTGGATTAGACACCTCACAGCCTTTGACCCTGCAGGAATCAATTGTGGATAATGTTCTCCCGGAAAGACAGGCTTGGAGGTTCAGAACTAATGCCCAGAAACTAGAATCATTTGAGAAATGGTTTCAGGAACAGATTGATAATGAAATTCTGACAGTT